CGGCAGGCAGAAATAGAGTTAAGAAAAATTCTTGACACTTTAAAACCTGAACAACAGGATAAGTTAATGGAAGCGCTTCATGCTATGCAAAAGCAATTATTTTTTCAAGAACCGTGGTTATTGAAGAAATTTAGTGGAATTGAACAGGCGGAGATATTGGCGCAGTTTACCAAGGATGAACAAATGATAATGCTTGCGCGGTTCGATCTTGAATTGCAACATTGGAGGAATCGTAATGGAAAGTAAAAAAGAAAAGCTGATTAAAGAATTGAGAGAACAAGTTAAAAAGATAAAGAAATTTCAGGTAGATTTTAAAAAGAATTTACCTGATGAAAATAATATGAACTCAAGCGATTTAAGATACATGAATGGTCAAGTGGAAAGAATGATGATGGAACATGAAAGAATAATTGGAGAATATTATAAATATAAAGAGGGTTGACAATATCATTTAATTATAATATAATTAAGTTGTAAGCAAACCAAACAAACAAATGTTATTTCAAACAGACTTAACAAAACAAGAAACTCATTATTTCATTGATCTTTTAAATAATGATTATGAATTAATGAGAAAAGAAAAAGACAATATGATTGATGCTAATATCATTAGCCCAAAATGTCGCAAAGCCCGTTGGTTGATGGTTGAAAGATTAGATCAAGCAATGGAACAGAATCAAAACTTAGTTCACAAGTTAGACGATCATTTAACAGACATCAGAAGGGGGCATAAATTAAATGGATAGTTTTCTACACAATCATCAAGCCGCGCTTGATAGCCAAAGAGAAGCGCAGGCAATACGCGATGTTTTTGGCGATGAAGATGACAAGTATTTCAACCACGAATACGATTATGAAGATGACGATTTTTTCGATGATTGAAACACCTTCTTTACTTTCGCCATGTGGCTCATATCAGGTTGACTTTTTTCCAATCAAAGAATTAAAAGAAGGTAAACTAATATGCAAAAAAAATTCTTTTTTGAGAATTGGAACATTTGAAGGTAAGACAGAATTTCGTGAAGTTGTTTCGCTTATAGAAATGTTTAGAGAAATAGAAAGCAAAAGATTTAGAAAATTTAAAACTATAAAATCAGCTAAAATTCCACAATGAAAAATAAGTATTCGATTAAGTCAATTTACAAATTTGAATGTGAAGATTGGTTTTTGAAAAAACATTATTTAAAAAGGATGCCAAATATTAACAAAGTGTTTGGATTGTACGACAATTACAACCTGTTACAGGGTGTTTGCAGTTTTGGAAAACCTATTAGTTATACTTTAGTGCAAGGCGCAATAAATGGATTATATCAGGATAATTTTCTTGAATTGAATAGATTAGTTATTAATGAAGGATTAGAAAAAAATATTCTTAGTTTTTTTGTTTCTAGTTGCTTAAAAAAATTGCCGAAGCCATTAGTTGTTGTTTCTTATGCTGATACATCACAAGGTCATCATGGGTTTATTTATCAAGCTACAAATTGGATTTATACAGGATTAAGCGCAGAATGGAAAGATTATGCAGTAAAAGGTCTTGAACATATGCACCATTTAGCGATTGAAGATAGTGTTGGCCGATATGACCAACATAAAAACATAAATAAACATGAATTATTAAAACAAAAATATGGCGATAGGCTTTACATGAAAGAACGTCCGCGAAAACATAGATATTTTTACTTTTTAGGTAATAAAAAAGAAAAAGCGCTTATGACTAAAAACTTAAAATATAAAATCGAATCATACCCGAAAGGCGACAATTCAAGATATGACGCAAGTTATGTTCCGACAGTACAAGGAATATTATTTTGATGTTTGACAATACTATTTAATTATATTATAATAGAATTGTAGTTAACCAATCAAACCAATGAGATTAAATGATTTAAACGACAGAATTGTCATCATTGAAGAAAAAAGAACTCCATTAAAAAACGGTAAAGTTCAAATTGAAAATCTTTATCAAGACGGATTTGTAGAAAAATACACATATCGTCCAAATAAAAAACTTCAAAAAATAATGAAAGAATTAGGGCTAAATTAACAGCCCTTTTTTCTTGTCTAATACTTGACATATCCATTTAATTCTATTATAATAGAAATGTAAGCAAACGAATCAAACCAATGAACACTTTCTTCAATACATACTTCAACGAAAAACAGCTTGACAATCAGGTTTATGAAATCGCTGCTCCTAACGGAACAATGAATTTAATTGAAACTGATATGGTTATCGCCAAGATCAAGAAAACTCAAGGCGATGAAGCCAAGAAAATCGAAGCGATCATCAGACAAATTGATTGTTTAAATGGTGATCTTCACCACTTTCTAAAGCACATTGCTCAAGCAATGGCAATCGACTTTTAAGGAGGACTAACAATGGCTAACAGAGAAAAGGGAACAGAACCCGAAAACAAGTATTCAGAACTTATTCAAGTTCTAGTAAAGCCCGCAACAAAGAAAGAACTTAAAACGCGGGCAATCATCGAAGGAAAATGCTTATCGCATTTTTTACGCGATAAGTTTGAAGAAGAAGCAACAAAAGAATATGAAGTTGAATAATGGATACTTATATATTTTTTCCTGATCAAGAGTGGTGGAAAAAAGATAGAACTGAAAAAGATTACAAAAAATTATTTATCAAGGTAAAAATAAAAGATGAAAGAACCAGAAAATTCAAAAGCGGGTCGAATTGAATTTGACACTAAAAGACAACTTTGGGTTGTTTTTAATGGTGAAGAATGGGTCGAAGTCGATCTTAAAAAACATCGCTGTAATTTTAACGATGAGAATATCAACAAATATTAAGACTGCACATTTACAACTGAATTAGTTGTGTCAAGATGTGGATGTTTTAATACCATTTTATGACCACAAACAAACCAAAACGTGTCCCGATTATGGCACAAATAGTGCATCAATTAAACCAAGTCAAACCAGAACATCTTACTATGACTGCATTTATCAACGATATACTTTATCGAACATCTAAGGGCTTGACTCCATGTGCTACCATGAAATTATCAAGCGAACAAAGTTCGCCCTTAATAAACAAACAAAAAAAGGAAAAGGGGGAAAAGAAGAAAGAAACAGGCGCAGATAATTTCTCTAATATAGAATCTAATAATAATAAGGAAAAGAAAAAAATTGATTCTTTTTCTTCTGCAAAGATTAAAAAAGAAATGGTTCCTGATGACTTACAAAGACATTCGGATTTGATTGTTGAATGGTGGGCGATAAGACATAAGAAAAAAGCAACTTGCAGCTTAAAGGTCGCAAATCGCATTTTTGATAAGTTGAGGACGTTTACGCATGAAGAACAAATCAAGGCGTTAGAAATGGCAATAATTAGGGGCTACAGGGATATATTCAAACCAACAGATAATTCTTTTAAACAAAAAGAAGAATTAATTGCAAAGCATCCACAATCAAGAGTTTTTAAAGCAAGCGAACAAAACTGGCCGAATTTAAGAGTTGTTGATCAGCTTAAATATAACGATGACAAAAAAGAGGTTCAGTAATGGATAGATTAACAGACCTAACTTCCGTTATTAAAACTTTAAAGGCTGGTTTATTAAAGAAAAATCCCGCAAATCCAGAATTAAAAATGTGGACACTTTCTGATCTTGATAAAAAAAGCAGCGGGTGGCAAGAAGTGGAAGACGATTGCAATAATGCAAAATCACGTTTTCCAAAAGGCTATCAAGGTGTAAAACATCGTAATCTGGCGAGAACAGATTACATTGAAGAGAAAGTTGAAATTATCGACCCGAAAGATTATCCGACATGAAAACAGCCGAGAAAATTCAAAACGCTAAAACAAGAATCGCTGAATTAAAGCGATTGATTCAATACTGGAAACAAAGCCAACCAACAAAAACAAATGGAAACTAACGATTTACCGCTTTTTAACTACACCGTAGTTCCAAGCAATGAAACAGAGACATCAAAAGCCGCCGCTGACTCTATAAAAGACAAAATAAATGGAATGTGTCTTGAAGTCTTAAGATGTGTAAGAAGTTACGAAGAGGGCTTGACGTGCGATCAAGTAGAAGAAATTCTAGGGATGAAGCATCAAACAGCTTCCGCCCGCTTAAATGATCTTTCAAAATGTCAGCCGCCATTCCTTCAGCATCGTTTCGATTCATCAACAGCAAAACCTTTAAGACGCCATACGCGAAGTGGCCGAACAGCAAGAATATATTTCGTGACTCCCTTGGGGATGTCGGTAGCATGAAAAACAGACTCGCGCCGCTACCTATAGCAAGGATTAAAAAAACTCATAAGTATATATGGGAACCTACAGGAGAACAGCTTGCATTTTCGACAACTCAAGTTTGTAATACAAAAACGCCTGAAGAATTAGCAAACATTGAAAGATGGCGTCATAAATGGCAACCGCGCGGTGAAACTGCGCATTATGCTTTGCAACAACGAATGTTGGGTAATGACAAAATCGAAATGGGCGATTATGGCGATTGGATAAAACCGCTTATGGATTGTGAATTATGGGAAGACTTTGAACCGTGGGCAGTTGAATATATGCTTTGTGACCTTGAAAAATCAGTCGGCGGTCAACTTGACCTGTTGGGCTACGATAATAAATCGCAACGTCTTATGTTGATTGATTTAAAAACGCAAGGGAACAAATATGCAAAACCTTATTCAACAGACGCGCAGATGGGAAGTTACCTTGAAGCGCTAGGAACTCACCATCAAATAATGCCTGATGTTTGCAAAACAGTTTGGGCGAAGCCGAACAAATGCGTAGTTGGCGAAGATCAAGATACTGTTGATTGTGCGTTTGCATGGTCGCAAGCGTGGAAAAGATTTGATTCTGAACAGGGGGGATTTTAAATGACAGATGAAGAAATTAAAGAATTAATTAGTGAATATAAAAAATTAAAGTCTTTTTTACAAGTTGATCGAAGTTTACAAAAACAAGGCGTTTGGGGTTTTATTCCTTCTGAAAATTTACCTAACATTTGTAAATTTGTAGAAACTTTTGAACAAAAATTTTTGAGTGAAAATGAAAGAACTTGAATTTCGTGTTGTAGGTTTAGCCGCGCCACAAGGTTCAAAAACAAGAACCAGAAACGGCGGAATGATGGAATCAAGCCGAAGGGTCAAACCGTGGCGACAAGATATTATTCACGCGGCGCTTGAAGCATATGCGGGAAATCCATTTGATGAAGCTGTTTCCATTTCTGTTGAATTTATAATGCCGCGCCCAAAAAATCATTACAGAACAGGAAAATATTCTGAATTATTAAAAGATGACGCTCCATTTTTTTGTATGACAAAAACAGGAGATATTGACAAACTTTTAAGAA